GGCGTTTTGATTGAAGAGACCTTTGGCGAGTCCTAAGACAGTTTGTCCCATACTTTTGGTAAAAAAGAGCCATTGACTCATTTTACCAACGCCGCTAACAATAGAACTGACAAAGTTTTTGTGACTTTGTGTCGCTTGATCTGTAACCTGTTGTGTTTGTTTTGTAACTTTTTGGATAGTATTAAAGGAAGCTTGTACCGCGCTAGAAGCTTTCTGAACAGTGTCGTATTCTGCCTTGAATTGGTAAAGCACCCCCACAATATCCAAAAAGCATACCTGCCTATTTCTCTTGTTGTTGTTCTGCTCTTTTCATCCTCAAAAAAATACCCCATTCCGTGATTTCTTCAGAAGACAGGAGCAAAACCTCACTCATACTTTTGTGGAGAGCAAGCCCGATTTCAAAATACAATCGCCGCTCCCCACTTTTTAGTTTTTTTCTAAAGACGCCGCACCTGCCTGTTCAAGACCACTAATACGACTCACAGTCATTGCTATACGTTCGATGACACCGCCAGACTTATTGTCCATTAACGGAGACATATCGGCCAGTTTAAAGATAGGAGCGCCACTTTCAATATGATGTACACCGTACACTACCATGTGCGCATACATTTTTTTCAAGTCAGGAGTTCCGTCAGATGCCATTGACGCCTTCATTGTGACGGCTCTTTGCGTTCCGGTCAGACCTTTGATTTTGACTTTTACCCCCCATTCTGGTATCCCCATTTCTTCCTCTCGTATGTCTGAAGTCTGAAAGATGTGCGCTCTTAAATCATCTGAAGTCGCGAACGTGTGATAAACGATAGGTGTGGGAACATCCATTTTCACAGCAGGCACATCAGGAAAAGGGAGTACTGTCGTACCTGCTTGTTGTTCTTCTAAGAACACCCCGTTTTGGCCAGGATCTTCTGCAACCACTGTTTCATCTGACATAGTTGTGTCCTTTTATGTGGCACTAAAAAACGGTTCACTATCAACCGTAAAACTTGTTTCGTCCGTTACCAGTCCAGTAGCGGATACTTTTTTTCCAACCCCTACAAGATAGGCATACATTTCCCAACGTGTTCCCGCGCTTTTATCTGAATATAACACCAGGATCACCAATCCATTTAATTGACCAGAAAATGTGTCGTCTGGTTTAAATCCAGACACTTTTGCAGAAGCTTTTTTGACTGTGGGGGTATTTTGTCGCCAACCACCAGATGCTTGAAATGGGGTTGTATCTTCTGTATCACCGCCAATGTCCAACGACCATTCATTGCAATCAGAAACGGATGAGACATTGTAATAATGGGCAGCCGTCGTTATTCTGATAAAGTTGTTAGTTGCAACAACCCTTGCAGGAGTGAACGTTATTTTCCCCCCGCAATACTGAAAGGTGTATTCACTGGTAGGAACTGTTGTCCATGCGCTAGATCCATTAGGGGACTGTTCCACTACTACAGTGAATGCCCTATCCCAATACTTATGCGTGGCCATTGTGTAGTGTATATGGTCTCCTGAGTCTGTCGACAATTCTACAGCCCCTAGCGCAATACTAGGACTGGCTGATAACAAAACATCACCATCTAATCCAGCCTGTATAGCCATTGTTGACCACCTTTATGAGTATGTAGCCGCACCATTACCAGTGAAACTATACTCTGTCGTAACCATTCCTGTCGCTGATGTTTTATCTCCTATTCCGACCAAAATAGCGGAGCCTGACCATTGATGCGTTGCATCTGTCATAAGGTTCAGAGTATATGTTGATAAAAGACCGTTGTGTAACGCAACCTGACCACTTGTGTCGGCAGCATCGAAGTTCCCGCTACACTTTGCAGACCACTTCTTGACTGTCGCTGTATTTGTTCTCCAACCACCCGAAGGCTGGAAAGGTGTCGTGTCTTCAGTATCACCTGCAAAATCGCCAGACCACTCCGTGATATTTAAAATCATTGTAGATCCGAGCTTTACAGCCCCGTCTTTTCCAGCCTGTGCGGCCATAACGCACCCCCCTAAAGTTTTTGTGCGTAGATCCTAACTCTTACCGTGACATGTCGCGTTTCATTGTCAGGATCATTCTGTACAGTTTCCCACTCGCATTCTGTTTTAACATTGGCATACCCGTCTATGACGATAGGTGTTGCAGGTTTATCAAGAATGCGATAAATATCGTCTTCCAGATCAAAGTAACGATCACCCTGATAAATGAAATCCCATATATCTAGGATCACCGTTGCATCAAACCCTTTGGGAATAAAGCTGTCCCAAGGAATATAGGTGTCGCTTCCCATTGATATATAGGGCAATGGTTGGTCTTCAATTGACCCGTCTAAAAAGACGCCTAGACATCCATGCGATGAAAGCAATGTATCTGACTGCAAAGCTGTAAATACACTGCTTCTGACGGCTTTTAGACCGGTCAATTGGCACTCCTTAAAGCAGCAAGCAAATCACTTACTCTTTTTCTTCCATAAGCCAATGTGGGTGTAATAAAATCTCTTGCTTTCATTTTTCTTGTCCCAAATGCCACATAAATGGCATATCTGGCTTTGTTGCCAACCGTCAAAACTTGTGACAACACCGATCGTGTCCATTCAACATAGTTTTGTGATAAAAGATAACCAGTATCGACTGGTGTCAAACCATCCATAAGTTCTTTACTCTCATCTCTCACTGTCTGAAAGACATCAGAAACTTGTCTATCTAGTTTTGCGGGGATCTTACCAGTTAGCTCTATGGCTGTTTTAACCCCTGTTTCTTTGATTTTTAAACTAGCCATTGTGCGGAACCTGCTTTGCAAACATCGTTAATTCCATATGACGAAAATCGGTGTCCACTGGAGGTGTCGTTACCAGAAACGTGCCATGTCTGGTAACAAAGCGACTCACAACAGAAACATCTTCCCGCCAACGCATTTTTAACTTGACTGTTGTTTCACTTGCCAATTTATCCGCATAAAAAAGCGCCTGACCTGTCAACGTATGAATGTTTATCCATACCTCATCATCCAGAACTACCATTGTTTTGAGAATGTTGCCCTTTGTTGTTTGCGTTGACTGTTCAACTTGCAAACTAGCGCATTCATTCAACTCACCAGCTTTTATCATAGTATCCATTCCTTTGCACGCGCAATACTATTGACAAGTGTTTCTGGCAGCGTGTCATCTTCGGCAATAAGATATCTGTGAGCAATATATTGCAACAGCATCCCCTTGTCAGCAGGATCAATAGTTTCAGGACCAACGACGTAGGTTACGCGAAACGTAAGTGTCCTATCAACTGCGAAAAACGCTGGTGTACTGGTGAATACCAGATGATTATCTAAAAGATAATACATACTGGTGTCCTGTGTAGTCCATTCATTTGAACCGGTCAACACCTCGACAAGTGAGATAGACCGTACAGGAGATTGCAACAACGGAACCATCGTATCAAACTTACTGGCCAGTAAAGATACAGCAGGTAAAAGTGTTTGATACGTTCCCTTTATTGTTTGTTCTACAAGTGACCTTCCTAGCCTCTTTTCGATCTCGTATCTACATCCCACTGTGATGAGAGAAATACGAGATGCATCTGACGGTGATGCGTGCATATAGGCAATGGCTTCTTCCAAAGTCACGGGTTCACTTATAGCTGCTATTGTTATAGCAATTCCTGTACATGTCCAATTGCTCATATGGTCTCTCTGAGGTCTCCTTGTACAGCCACGACACCAAAGATAGCCGATGGTGTGGTAGCGCCTGTTGCTACAAACTTCACAAAGCGCATAAGACCACCAACATAGCTTATAGCTATACACACCTGATCTGTAGCAGCGGATGACACAACCGCCGCCGCCGCGTTCGCTACTTTGGCGTTGTTCACGTAGAACTCCATTTGTGAAGCGTCTACATCAGTGTATGTACCGCCACTGGTAGTACATTCTGTCAGTTTTGGAGTGAATGTTCCACTAGTCCAGACCCCTACATCCCAAAGAAGAAGTAGCGACTCGCAATTTTGTGTATCAATAGCGCCGCTCGTATAAGTCGCTGTTTGCGCTCCTTGATCCAAAACATGAGTAAATTTTAGTTTGTGAATTAGTTCGCGTGTGGTCATACATCTCTCCCTTATGCGTGAATTTTGTAGTACCGCATAGCTTCTGCAAGTACGACCTGGCCGCCAAGTCGACGCCTGGCATAGACACCGATCTGACTATTTTCAACCCACCGTTCAGTCAAACGTTTAAAGGTCATGCCAACGCGGTCCACCAACAGGTACGCTCTTGCCAGATCTCCTAAGATCATGACTGTATTGCTTGCAGCAAAGGCGGGCATGTCAGGAACCTCTACATAAGGAATGCCTAGGATGGTTGAAGGGGCTGGTCCCAGACCATTTTGTGATGGTCCTGCTCCCGGTTGCCAGATGTAAGACTGTTCGCCGCCTGTGTACTTTAATTTGCGTACCAACGCCACTGTAGAGCGGTTCATATACCATGTAGCGTTCGCCGCATAGACGGACGGCAAAGCGTACAGACAATCGATCATGGTATCTGGATCAATCGCTGTATTGGCAGTACTGGTAGTGGCCTGAACACTGGCATTGTTTAGCAACCCCTGTGGCTGCAAACTCGCATCACCATTCAGAAGTGCTCTCCCCTCTGCGACACCAAATTGTTCGGATATCTCGTTTCTGATTTCTGCCTCTACATCGAACTCACTGTCTTCCAGATCTTGCTCGGATATCAAAACCAGACCATACATTTCGTTTGTTGGGATTTCTACCCGTCCCAACGTCCAACCCGTTTGATCGGTCCTGACTGTTCTCTCCCCTACCCACGAAGCAGTTACCAGCGTAGAAGTACGTTTAGGAATTTGTACAGATCTGTTGGAAGTAGGTCGTACTTTGACATATTGTCTAACAGGTGAATACAGCACAAGATTTTTAATAATCTCGCGTACAAACTCAGGGGGAGCAAAAAGACCACCTGTTGTGTCTTCAGTAACCGTCATACCAGACGATACAACTGCTTTTTCAGAAACACCTGGCAAGTACCCTATACCCGGTGCATCTACAGCATTTGCCAGACGCATCATTTTGCGTTCTTCCTGGTTAAGGTACTGGTATCCATGTCGTAAACTTTTCATAAAAGCCTTGACATGAGGTATTTCTCTTACAACATCCAGGCGTCTAATCTGGTCTTCTTCTTTGACACTTTTGTCAAACTTTATCTTTGTGTATTCTTGCTGAGGTGTTCCTGCTTGCATGGCAGGAGCTTGCATTTTTGCTTCGTACTGTGAAAGCACCTGTTCTATTTTGTCCTGACGAACTTTTGACTCGCCTGTTTCAGCGCCAAACCTTTTTAATTCTTTTTCCATTTCAACATAGGTATCCCTGATCTGGGCTACTGTTTCCATGAAAGAATTATATTCTTGCAATGTTAGAGGCATAATGAATATCTCCAAAAACACCCCGTACAGCTTGCTTGAACGTATCAAGCGAAACTTCATTGGGGGATAATTCAGGAGACGACGCACCATTCAGCGACTCATCAGACGACGCAAGAAACTTGGGTGTCCGTTGGGTGTCAATGTGGGTGTTTTCTGAGGAACTATGACTAGATTTCCCGTCGAGGTCATCCAACCATGATTGTATTTGATCGCATTGAGAACGCAAATTGGCAAGCGTATCATCTACTCTTTTCCGGCTTACGCTACTCAACACTTTACCCGCTTTTACCAGGAATAAAGAAAACTGTTTCAATGAAAGACTACTCATATCTGCACTATGATAGCCTGACATTTCATCCATTCCCATTCCCATGCTGGCCATATCTTGTTGACACATTTCCCACATGGGCAGCCAGTTTTTTACCAACTGTTCACCAAACTGACCTAATGTTGTGTCAACACTCCCCATTTTATCCGTTACTGTCTGATCTTTTATAGTTTCCATAAGCGACCGCGTGAGTACGTCAATCATATGGTAGTACTCAGACAATACTTCTTCGGGCTGCTTAGCCGCCCACATAGTGGAAAAATCCCGCGCCTTCATAGGAAAGACTTGTGCTACGATCTGTGTAGCACGTGCAGTTCCGTTAAAAGCGTATTGCTTTGTACCAATAATGGGAGCAATGTCGTTAGCAGGAAATGTAACTTGCGAAATCTCTCGCAACTTGATTTCTTTCAGTTCACGTATGTCACCTGGAAGCATGGTAAAACGCAAGGGGTCATACCCATAGGAAGATCCGATCATCTTTTTATCAGCCAGTTCTAACGCTTCCTGTGCCTGCTTGACTCCCATGCATAAATGTGTTTCGTAAATAATACCTTTACTGTCTTCGCTAAGCGCCTTGACCCCCCCAATTATCTGATATCGGTCGTGTTGCCACAAATTTGGGATAAGCCAGGGGTTATGCTTCCTGTTTCTAGCGGCGTCAAGCTCCTGAATAGTTTTGGTGAAACTTCCAGGGGCAATTATATCCTTGTAGGGGTCAACAAAAGGCGTACCATCATCATTCCGATAGACAGTAAGATATGCAGTGATTATTCCCTGCTTCTTATTGACATCATATGCTTTACATGCTTCTGGAAGATCTGTTTCAACATCACTCATGAGCAAAGGATAACTAATCCCTGGTAATGATGTTGCACCGAACGCCGCCTGTAACTCGTATACATTCACTCTTTTTGCTCCCTATGTGACCTGCCTGGCAACAGTATACCATATCTTTTTACGTGTTCCATTGAATGTCGTCAACTGTCCACAAAAATTTCGGTGAAACCTCTCTCTGTGCTTTCTCTTCAACGTTGTCCAGGGACACACTTTTTCCAGCAGGTACAATTTCTAGTTCCACATTGGTAACTTCTTTTCCGTTATCTTGAGAAGTAGACATCTTGCGAACCTTATATGTTGTCCCACGTGGTAACAAAAACTCTCTCTCAGGCGGATGAGCATCTGATATTTTGTCCACATACCCCCCTTTTGCCCCTTTAGGAACATGAATTTTGTATTGAACATTGCCTACAAACGCATCACTGTCTACTGACGTTGATCCGTACCCTTTATCACTAAAGGTTTTCCCTAAATTCGTCTTCAAGCCATCAACGAATTTCTTGTACTCAGCAGGATCTCTAAATCCCATGCCCCTGGAAACAGTAAAGGGAAAAGGCGCGCTGCCTTTATCAAGAGCAGCATCCAGGGCTGTTATCTTTTTCTTCAAGGCTGATGTTGCTTTTGGTTTCCCATTGCGTAAAAAGCCATTATAGGATGCGTATTCAGGCGTTGTATAATTGACAACCGCTGCCTTTTCATCTGGTGCCAATTGTTTAATCCAGGTGTCATATTCCCCTTCCATTTTCTTATACTTTCCTGCCGGTTTCAATCCCGCTAAACCATCCGGTTCCTTCTGTACTGGCTTTTGTACAGGTGCAGGCGAAGGAGTTGCGGGTGC